CTATCGATATCATCTTGATTTGGATTATCACCTGTAACATCATCCCCTACAGTTTCATAATCAATTTCTCTTGTTTCCATATTTAAATATGAAACATTAATAATTGTGCTTCTGGTTTTTAAATCACTACCTGAGTAAGAAAATCCAGCTTCAGTTACATTAGATAAATTAAATAGATAACTAGGATCTTTAGGTTTGTCTTGTGCAAGAGATATAGAACCAGCAGACCATATAGGCATACACCTCATAACACCAGCTAATTCATTAATTAATTTAAATGCCTCACTAGACCTCTTCCATCATCAACTAATTCATTAGCAAATCTACTTGCATTAAAAAAAGAAAACAAATCAATGTTTTCATATAGTTTTGCATCTGTTGATTGATCAGGTGCTAAATGCGTTCCAAATCCATATCTTTTATTTGTCATAAGATCAAGCAATATCATGGCAGGGCATGTTGTAAAAACGGCAGAACCCATGGTGCCATCAAATACATAATTACTTGGATAATTAATACGGCCTGTTGTATTATCAACGCTACAAAAAGCAGCTAAAGTACAAGTTGGACTACCAGCAACAGTTTGAGAAACACTTACATCAAATTGAAATTGATCGGCAGTTACTGTATTAGCTATTACTGTATATGTTCCAGTAGGAGTTGCACCTGCATTTGGAGTAAAGACAAAAGAATCACCAGCAACAAAACCATGACTTGTACTGTCTACAGTGACCCTAAATCCTGATTGATTGTAACTGCCAGAAATACTGCTTGCACCTTGCGAAGAAGGAATCCTTACTTTTATACCTCTAATACGAAAAGTCCTCTGTGGAACTGAACTAAATTGTTTTGAATCTAGTTTTAAAGAAGTATATGCACTATCAGGATATTTAAGATTGTCGTCTTTAAGTTCAATATATGAATTCCAGCGAAATGTATTTACTGTATTTGTACTTGTACTATCAGCAGTTTCTCTTGTGACTCTTATATCAACTGGAAAATCACCATCTAAATTAATTAAATAACTTCTTTGATATAAATCTGTGGTTCTGCCTTTTACAGTATCTGTTTTTACTGTTGTAAAACCTCCGTTATTATATTGAACTTTAATTTTTAACTCTACTTTTGAACCTAGCTGATCTCCTTTTGTAGTAAATTTTTGAAGTTGTGGAAAATCTAATATGACTCTTACTTGATCAACTGTGCTGTCTGTGATCTGTCTTGTAACACCATTTGCTAAAGATTTTGTAACATCTACACCAACACTGATTGGACTACCTGTTGCTCTTACACCTTTAATTTTTGTTTGATTAGAAGTACCAAATCTTACATCAAAGCCTACATTATCAAAATTAAAATCACTGGCACTAGGATCAGAAGAATCAGCAGTTGATTCTAAAACTGGAGTATTACTTAGAAAAACATCTTTGAGACAGGCGTTGTTATATGCAGATGTGCCTTGTGTAAGACCCTCTTTAGATGGGCTTGCGAAACCTTCTATTTCGCCTTCCGATAAAAGATCTAAAACTCTTATTTGCTGTCTGGAATTTAAATTATCTGGGGTAATCTTTGGTTTTTTTGGCCCACCACCACCAAAAAGTCCAAAAATAGAACCTCTAATAATATTGTCGGTCATACTTCCACCTCGTCAGTTGTAATATCTCCACTGATCGTAACTGAGCCAGTCAGGATTTCACCATAACAAATTGGGACGGGAGTTCCAGCCCTCGAAGTATTTTGCAGGCCACTAAAACTAAACGAAACTCTCGGATCACCTTCAAGATCAGGAGATTCTGGTAAAGGAAAAAGCATTTCATTGACACCCTGAAGAGCTAAGGCTACACCAATACCAAATGATGCTTTAGCGCCAGCCGCAGCAGCACTAAATCCAATCCCTTTGGCTCCAAAACTAACAGCTTGTCCAGCAAATGCTCCGAAAGCCCCCATACCCAACCCAATTAAAGCAGCACCTAGAATAGTCTTTCCAAATCCACTGCCAGCACCACTTATTACAGGTACAAATTTAATTTCTTGTGTACCCGATAGATCATGTAATTCAGTCTCATCAATCTCAACATCATTTACTAATACTGAATAATATCTATTATTCATATATGCTTCTGCTTTAGGAAAATTATTTATTAAAAAACTTACTGCCTTTGCTGGATTGTTAACATTAATGTTGAATTCTTTATGACCAATAAACTCTCCTAAATCACCATAAAGTTTTAATTTAGTCAACATAACGATACTTTGCTCCTGTACATTTTTGCAGCCAAGCAGAATAAGGCTCTCTACAAGATAGTCTATCGGTTAAATGATGTAAAACCTCCCCATTTAAGAAAATAGCAACGTGATTTAATTGTTTATTAAAAATACTCATTGCTAATACATCTCCATTTATTAAAGCCTCATGAGATTTTAATAATCTGAAACCTCTTGCAGGTAAAAGTGTTTCTAATCTTGGATTACTATAAAATTCTACAGGAGTTATTGGCCTTTCATAATCCTGTAACTCTATATTTTTCTCTTCTTTGTACCAATCTCTTACTAATGTCCAACAATCAGTGACAGCCCATACCCATTGTCTGCCTAATAAAGGTGGTTTATACCCTGTAGGCTCACAATATCCCCATTCCTCAGTTTTAGGGTTAACAATATGCCATACTAAACCACTCTGCTCACAACTGACCTTATCAGCCTGACTAGGACTTGGTGGAGTTATGGGATGACTATGAATCACTGCAATTATTTCACCTCTATTATCTGCCTTTACATAATCTTCTGGATCAATAATAAAACACTGATGTTGTGTCATTGAAAGATTACGACAAGGGTGGTAACTTTCTTTACCCTTAATATTTAATAAAAGACCACAGGACTCCTTTGGGTCTTGTTCCTTTGCGTGAATAAGAGCAGATTCTTTCCAATTCATCCCACAAACGTACCAATAGATGGAAAATCCTTTCTAGTACATATTCTATTAGGGCATTTTACATTTGCCATATCAAGAGCGGCAGCCAATTCAAACTGTACAATTTCTCTGGTCTCTGCTGATTTTCTTGCAACTGTGAATACTTGTTGCGCATCTTCAACATTCTCATCAACTGCACCTGATGGATTGTCGCCATCAAAATTATCATTAGGAAGAAATTTTGCCAAAGTTCTTTTCCTAGTAAATTTTGCACCGATAAGATCATTTCCTACACTAAACTGATTTACTTCTAATAGTACGGTACTTATAAGACCTGTGGCATTACTGATAGTTAAAGTAGGTCTTGGCAGTTGACCACCTTTGTATTCAAAACCTTCAGCCTGAACAGGGAATCTTTCATAATTGTTACCATTCCATTTTATTTTACCGTTTAAATTAAGACTTGAACCAGCATGAAAATAATATGTTTGATCTCTACCATGAACTGCCTGAGTTAACTCCAATTCAAACAATTCAATAACTGCACTAGGATTGACATTTTGTAACTCGCTTACATATTTTGTTGTACTCATGGCTCAAATACTTCTCTAAAGGTTACCTGCACTCTCGCTCTATTTAAGTAAGGTATTGATTTATTCCAAGATTCGCATACAAATTTTAATGAGGTTGCTTCACCTGGAGGAGTAAAATCAAAACTTGCGCTATCGTTTGCGCGGGCATCAAGGAAGGTTTCTATTTCGTCTGCTTGCGATTCTGATACTTCAAAAGTTAGGTTGAAGACTTTAGGATTTTGATGCTCTGCAAGGCCAAATAACAATCTATGTTCATAACCATCTGCAAAACGAACTGTTCTTGTGTTCGGTGCAGATCTTTTTTGAACTCCGTATGTTGGAGTAATTGATGGAAAAGTAGCCATTATGCAAGTAAACCTCCAGGTCGTTTTTCATTTATTAATTCTGATTGTATAGCAGCCGAAATAAGAGCACCAAGTTCTCTACCTCTTTGTTCATCTCCTTCAACAGAAGAACCAGAAGCATCTACATTTACTATGATATTTGTTGAACCACCCATATCAGAATTAGGAACTATACGACCACCTGCATTTGGAACAAACATTTCTGGCCCACGCTCTCCAACCATATAACTTTTACCAGCACTAACAAGACCACCATTTGCTCTCTCTCCTGAGAAAAATTTTCCTACATCTCCAGGTAAACCTCCTAAGAAAGCATTTACTCCAAATTGGATAAGTGATCTTTGAATCTGTGAAAATACACTACGAGCAACATCTCCAAGAGTTTTAGTTCCTTGTATTGCACCATCTATTGCGTCAACTAAACCTGTTTCTACTGTTGAAGCAATACTTGAATATAAATTATTTAATTTTTCTAATTGTGGTTGTAATCTTAAAGCAGCTTCAAACTCATTTCTTTTTTTCTTATCTACTTTATCAGCAAATTCAAGAGCTTTTTTATCAAATTCTCTAAGTTTTTGTCGAATTTCAGCTTCTCTTGTTCCTAAAGTTAAAGATTCATTCAAAAATAAATTTTTATCTCTTACAGACTTAGTTATTTGATTATATTGTTCTGTTCTTAATTTTTCTAAATCAAGATTTTCTTTATTTTTTTCTTTTGACAACATTAAAGCAATAATTTCTTCATCAATTTCTTGTTTTCTTGTCCTACCTGATGCTCCCTTTAAACCAGCCCTTTCTGTAAATAAAGCCTGAATATTTGTATCTGTGCTATTTCTAGCTTGACCAAGTAACTGCCTTCTTCTTAATCCAGTTACTCTTTCACTACCTCCTGTAAGTAACTCAGCAGCTTTAGCAGCAACTTGAGTAATAAATCTTGTTATTGAAGATTGAAGTTCTCTTGTTGATTCGGCAAAATCTTGTAATGCTTTTACTCCATCTTCTCCAACTAATTCTTCCATTCTTCTCATTGATTCATTAAAAGCAACTTGTTTACCTTCTGTTTTTTCAAGTATTTCTAAATACTGTGCTGATGGTGTACCAGCCAAACCTAAAGCGTTGCTAACACCAGAAACATTAAATGAAAAAAAACTTACCGCTTTTCCTAATTCTTCTAATTTTTCTTTTGCAGTTGTAAGTTGTTGAAGAACAGCGGTTGCAACAAGACCTCCTGCAAATCCTCCCATTTGCCCACCCACTTTTGTACCAATAAATCCACCAGCAAAACCAGCAGCACCTCCTAATGGACCTTGTCCAAATAACAATGGGAATGCACCACTTACTAAACCACTTTGTAAAGCACCACCACCTAATGCACCTTTTCTTAAGTTGCCCAAAAATCCTTGATTGAGGCCAGGAAACATTCCTTGTTTTTTTCTTATTTGATTACTTTTAGTATTAAGTTCATTTTGTTTAGCTATAGCAAGATTTTGATTTTTTATAGCTTCTGTAAGAATGTCATAATCTCTACCACCTATTTTTACTTGCTTTCTTAAATTTTCAAAAGCTTCTAAAGCTGCTTCTTGTTGTTGTTGTGTCTGACCTATAACTTTACCTGTTTTATTTACTTGTTGTGCATATCTTTTAATTTGTCCTGTTGCTTCTGCAACTTGATCACCAACTTTTCCTCTTATTGCTTTACTTAAATCTAAACTTCTAATCTTACTAACACTTGTTTCTAATTCTTTTGCCTTTGCTGTTGCTTTATCAATCTGTGATAAGCCAATCGCTCTAAATTTTATATTTACACCATATTCTCCTGCCATGAGATTCGACCTAAAAACAAAACTTTATTTTAGTGTACCGCTTTTAGCGTTTTCTTGCTCGTGATTTATTT